AAAAATAATGAATATAAATGAAATGTATTCCTTTAGGATTACAATGTCATGTTCCACATGCGATTAACAAAGCGAATCTACGCGAATGTTCATATCCATTTGATTATTTATGGACTCCTAGTAAAACAACATATACTATATTACATATTCTAATAAATGATGGCATTGAAAAAGCATTAAAATATATGACTACAGGATATACATATTATAAGTATCTTGGTAAAGAAACTTATGAATCTGTTAATGTTATTACCGAGAGCCAAATGAATAAGAAAACAGGTTTAGGAATTACTCATTTTACAATTAATGATGAGTACAAAGCTACGCTAAGAAGACGATTAACGAGATTGCTAGAACATATTAAAAGTAATGAAAAAATACTATTTATTTATGCGGATGCAGCAAATCCTGAGTTTAATTATCGTCTAGACAATATTATTTACGGCTTAGATGCTACAGAATCTCTGCTAGAGATTTACAAATTAGTAAGTCCTCTTAATAAAAACATTAGAATAGTTATTTCTGCTGGAACGATAGAAAAAAAGAAAATAATATAATAGAATATATTCCGTTTGACTACAAAAAAGTTTGGAGAGATGTTTGTCCGATAATAACAGACTATTTACTCTCACTTAAACAGACTTCTGATAAAGTCTAATGCGTTCAATATTGCGTCATCCATATTAAAATATTTATAAGAAGCTAATCTTCCTACAAAATGAACTCTTGGTTCTTTTGCAGCAAGTTCTTTATATTTTTCATATAAGTCCAGATTCTGCTTATTTGGAACAGGATAATACGGTTCTCCTTGATCAGTTGTATATTCTCGTACAATAACTGTCGAATCTGATTTTTGATGTAAAAAATGTTTATATTCAATTATACGAGTAAATTCTACATTTGTTTCGGGATAATTAACTACTGAATTCGGTTGAAAATAACCTACAGTTTTTAGTTTTTCAATATCAAATCGTATAGATCGATATTCTAATTTAGGTAAACCACTTGATTCAAAATATCTATCTATTGGTCCTGTAAAAACAATATGATCGTGCTCCCTAGAAATATCAAAAAAATCAGTATTTAATTTAACGGTAATATTTGCATGATTTAGCATCTCTTCAACAAATTTGGTATATCCATGTTTAGGCAATGCTTGGTATTTATCAGAAAAATATCTAGGATCAAATGAATTTCTTACCGGAATCCTTGCAAGAACTGATTTATCTAATTCAGATGGATCCTTATTCCATTGCTTAATTGTGTACGGTTTAAAAAGCTTTTCATATAAATCATTTCCAACTCGAGAAAGCGCCATATCTTCACTATTTTTAATTTCACCCTTATATTGTACAGAATCAAGCCATTTATTCATTTGATCTTCAGTTTGAATAGAGGTTCCACATAATTGATTTACAGTTGTTATATTAACAGGCATTGGAACAATTTTTCCATCTACTTGTGAAACAACTTCATGATCCCATCTCACCCATTCTGAAAATCTGTTTACATAATTCCAAACAACTTCTGAATTAGTATGGAAAAGATGAGCTCCATATTTATTCATTAAAATGCCACTATCTTCATCTACATAATCATAACAGTTTCCAGCAATATGGTCTCGTTTTTCAATAACTAAAACATCATTACCCTTTTCTGCAAGCTCTCTTGCAATTGTTGCTCCAGATAACCCAGCACCAACTACTAATACTTTCATTTATTTAGTACTACACAGATCGTATAAATTCCCAATGTAAATATTCACAGATTTTTTCCCAAATTTGATCGTGGGAAATTAGACGATCTCTAGATTTTAGGAGAGGAAAGTAGACCTTATATTCATCTAGTTCCAGTAACTCAAAAAACTTGTATAAGATATAGGAATAAGATAAGAAATTAGTGCGGTCATTAGGACAATAAAGAAGAAATGGTGCTTGTATTTCGTTAAACATTGTACGTATTTTCTCTTCAATTTCCGGGGTGATTGTGGGTGGGGGGTTACCGTTGAGTCTAGATAATATGTGCGCGGCATGTTCGTAATACTTAGATCTATTCAGCTTCTTTAAAATCTCACGTACATCCTTTTCACATAAATCAGCAACATTTTTAATACGACGTTTTCTAATTTCTAGAATAACTTCATTCATTAAATCTTCAGGAATTATGGTAGATTCTTTTGCTTGAAACTGATTCAGAATTTCATTTAGATGATTAATTTTTTTATACGCATAATTATTTCGTTCTTTTGGAGGATCTTTAAATCCAGCAAAATCTGAAACAACCATCATATATTCTTCTGATCCACATCCCGGACATACTAGGATTCCTTCAGATAAATTCTCTTCTCTCGCAGTATTGCATGTCATACAATGTTCCGATTCCATACACACTTTTTCAGATCCAGTAAATAATTTCATTCTGGACAGGTACTCATCAAAGATTTGTTTGCGTGTAGATCCGCCACCAGATTGTTGAACCACATATTTCATAAATGTATTAGAATCATTAACTGAAGAAGATACGGAATGTGTTTCCGGTTGATCATAATATTTGAGAAAAATATCAGTATTTTTTAAGAAGTAGGTTGAAACCGAATCACGTTCCAATAATTTTTGTTTTAAATTTTGAATCTCAGTATAATTTTTTACACAGGTTAGTGTATCTGTTGGAGAAGAATCTTCTAGATGTTTCAATTGTTGTTCCAATGATTCTTTTCCACGTTCAGAATCTTTTAATGAAGTAACAAGTGTTTGATGTACAGAATCTAGGGTTCCACCTAAACAATCTTGTTTAATTTCACGTGATCGTTTAACACGAAATGTATCGCTCATTTGAGATATACCTTTCTTGCTTGACATCTGGTAAATTAGATTATTTGAAGAAAAATAAGTGTCACCATTGCAAAAAATACTGGCATCAATGATTCCTGACCTTCAAAACCCTCTTTTGTTACACACGCTGAAGGATCTACTTTCTGACATAAATCGGGATCATAATCCGGACTTAGAGTCGTATTTAAGAATGCAGCAGATACACCTGAAGAAACAGGACATGAATAACATTCACAGGTAGGTACAGAATCAGCCGATAAAGAATTGAATAAAGATATAGGATTTAAACCTTCAACATCTTGAATCATTCCTGGAACTAAACCATTAAAATCTGATGCTAGACCACCAAGATCATTTCGCATAGATTGAGGTAAAGCTTCGGCAGCATCTGTTACATTATTTACATAATTTGATCGCGTCTGTGAAGAACCATCTGGAGCTTTACATGTTCCACCAGTTTTAATAAAGAAACGATTACCCAATGCTGGACCACTAATTAAATATTGAATATAAGTTGTAATTCCTCCAATATTTCTACCAATTTGAGAGAAAGAACCGTCTGAACCAACACCTAATGCTGAAGGACTTTGAATATTATCTACATAACTGTACGATGGTCCCATAACAGAAGTTCCAGTTCCACCAGCTACAGAAGACCATACAGAGTTATCCATTATTTAAGAGATCAGAAACATCTTTGAGGAATTTGGTATTTTGGTATAAACATGCTCTTTGCTTGATAGTGCCTAAGATAACATCTTTCATAGGATACTTAAACATTTGACAGACATAGGCTAGAGTTAAAAATGCACTACGATTCACTCCCATTTGACAATGAATAAAGATACGACCAGAATGTGGATCTAGTAAAAATTTGTCCAAGGTTTCTTTGAATTGAGGGTACCATGTAAGAATAGATACTGAAGGTGAATCTATGGCTTCAATACATGCATATTTATCAGGATGTTGTATTCTCCACCATGATGGTGAATGTTCAGAAAAAGCACAATTAATTACATGAGTAATATTATTCCTAGAAATGAATCCAGGTGTCATCATAGACCCTGCACCTACTAAGATTGAAGGGTGAAATACCGCAGGAGGATCAATTAAAGGTCCTCGTGAGTTACAATTAAAAAGTTTTATAAGGTTGTCCATTTAAAATATTGTGTGGAAAACGGCTGTAAATATGTACGAGAGAACAACAGCAGCCAACCCCAAGACGGCAGCACCTGAATATGAAACGACTCCGCCTGCTGTATAGGAATGAGGAATATGTTGTAAAATAAGAGTGCGTGGCGTAGATAGAGAGATAGTGAATGCTGCCAGAAAATAAGACATGTATCCTAAGAGACTACGAACAGAGTATCTCAGAATATTAAGTTGAGGTGCATAATCTGCTGCCGGTTTAGTTATTTGGGGGGGATTAATAGGAGCACTAAATGGATCACCTCCGCCAGTTGTCATCGGAGCAAATTGTTGTTGTTGAACTGGAGCATTTCCGAGAAGGTCAGATAAATCCGTAGAGTCCATTTATTTAACAGAAGTTATTTCGCATGACGTGTCCTCCACGCGATACGTTACACACTTTCCGTCGACTTTGACAACTTTTCCTTCAATTT